CGCTACCATCAGTGGATGTGGTAATCACAACGACATGCCCGTTTCGCAAAACATGCTGCGGGGCACGCACACCGGACACGGTAGCGCGATAGGTGATAGTCGTCACCGTGTCGTCACATTCGTCAGTAGCGCTCAGCACGCCGTCATTCGTGGCAACGGGATACCATTGATGCACAGCGGCCCCATTCGTATGGATACCGTTATGCTCGCGGTCGGTAGTTGATTCTCGAACGACTGTTTTTGTCGTGCTCGCGCCAGACAAGATCTGTTCGTATTCCCACCCCTGCACGCTGCCGTTTGGCCCCACCCATGCGCCACCTGGTACGGTGATGCCGGTGGCGGACGCCAGCACTAGCGATGTTGCGCCACTAATTTGGCCGGTGGTGGTCGTGGTGGTAGGCGCGAAAGACGCGCCGATATTGAACGCCGACCAGTTGATATGTGTATGATGTGGGCCAATCCACATGCGAAAATTAGCTTCGGTTAGTGTAGCCATCAGCGAATGCGCTTAATCTCCCATGTGACATCAGCCAGCCAGCCACCAGTAGCAACGCCATAGGTAGGCCGGTAGGCGACGGCGTTGGTGTAGCTGGTGTCTGCGCCTAAGTCGTTTTTCAGGCTAGCGCTCGTATATTTTACGCTGTAATTGCCACTGAGGAGCGTGGTAGCAATCCAAGTAAAATCGACGACGGTCATCAGCGGGAATGTCCATACTAGTATGGAATAGTTGGCCGTCACCGCTTCACCATCACCGTTGTAGCGTAGAACTTCTCTATTAATGAGATAGCGCCCGCTTTTGCCAATACTGTCTGGTATTGTCGTGCCGCCTAAGTGCATTTATGGTTGCTCCATTTCCGTAGCGATGCCTTCCAGTACCTTATCAGTGATTGCCGTCACTAGGCCACTGCCCGCGGCGAGTTGATTTAACACGCCTCTCTGGAAAGCGCTGCCCCAGGCGGCACCAGCGGCCACGGCCAACGACAAACCAACTTCGCCGCTAAATGAGTCGTTCAAGCCGCGCTGCACATAGGCACCAATCGTTGCGCCGCGCTGATTGTAGTTCGCCGCATTGGTGCGAATGCCATTTGTGATGCTATCCAGAATACCGCTATCCATGCCGGTGTACACGTACGCCTTGAATCCGCTTTCCACGCTGCCTGCCGGAATAAAACCCAGCGCATAAAACATGTTCTGCGAGGTGGTGAACTGTGTCGCCACATTCGTCATCAGCGCCGCCGCAATCGCGCCCGCGCCGCCACCTTCCGCACCGGCTCCGGCCTGCCAGTGAGCGATGATGCCAGCGATAATGATTTGTGCCACCGTAGCGCCCTCGCGCTTGATGCCTTCCGCACTAGCGCGGATCTGCGTGTTAATGCCAGTAATCAGTGGCGTAATTGCATTCGGCGCATTCGCCGGATCGACGCCTGGTTCGGCTTTCGGTTCCTCTAGTTTGATTTTCACGGGCACAGTCAGTTCGGCACTGCGTAATGCCGTTTCGTCAATGGCGAACTGATTCAGCACGCCCAACACACCAACATCAGCAGGACGCACGCCCTCGGCTATCGTAAACGCGGTAATGGACGCCGACAACCCAATCGCACCAATTCCCTCAGATGCAGTCTGTGCCGTGTCTGTGTTGGCAAAAGCCTTTGCGATGCCCGCTTTCAGTAGCCCGCCGATGGTTTCGCCTTGTCCACTAAAGCGCGCTTGTTGCGCCTGTAGGTTGCCGCCAATCAATCCAGCAATGTCGATTTTAACGGCTTCGTCGTCTTTGCCCAACCCTAACGCTGCAATCAGGCCCGTCTTGAGGTTGCCGCCAATGTTCGTGCCGTGCGATACCAGCGTGGCGGACTGTTTCGATAGTTGGTCGCCCAGTTCCCGCGCCAGCGCCTCACCCGAATCGACAGCCAATGTCGGATTTATCGTCAAGGTAAGTTCGAGCTTATCGAGTTCGGTCTGTGCAGCCACGGCGTCGAATGTTGGCGTAAGGTTGATTCCGGCTGCGCTATCCTCTTTTGCCAGATACGCTCCGATCTGCGCAGCGGCAGGCGTGGCCGTGATCATGACTTCCGCCTGCGCTTTTCGCTCTTGCAGCGTGCTGCCGATCTTCCCACCAATGCCACCAAATAAACGACTGGTATCAAGCACAGGCTCTTTGGCGTCCGTGAAAACTTTTCGTATACTGGACGCCGCACGGCCCACATAGTCGGTTAGCCCGTCTTGCACGCCATCAGTAAGCAGATCTACGTCAATTAGGTTTGCCGGCTCAATCGGGTCCAGCTGCAATGGCGCAAAGCTAATACCGCCACCACCGCCACCACCGCCGCTTGCGCCTGCTATCACTGCATCGACGGCTTCATCGACAACCACGCCGAAATGGGCAAGAATGTTCTTTTCGCCTTGCGCCGATTTCTCCTGCAAATCCAACGCCTGTTGCACCGCCTCGTCATTGATAAATTTATCAATGTTGGCGGCATCGGAAAACAACGCTTGGTTATTCCACAGTTGCTCAAACTGGGCAAGAATGCCCTCTTTTGTCTGAGCAGCGTTGACGCCGATGCCCTCGATTGCGGCCTTAGCCTCCTCAATAGACACATCCGCCCAATCGACGCCGTTGATTACTTCATCCCGGAGACGGCGCAGATACTCGTCGGCTTTATCATTGTAGTCGCCGCCTAGCTTCATATCGCCTTCGGTGACTTGGCTAGCACTGAATAAGCCTTCGGTGCCTTTGAGCGCGCTGATCAGTTCCTGCGATGCTTTCTTTGCGCCCTTCTCTAACTCCTTGCCCGCCCTCTTCGCCGCGCCCTCGGTCGTTCTCGCGGCTGACCGTGCAGCGCTTTCCTGGTGGCGTGCGATCTGCTTGGCTTGGGCGGCTTCCGCTTTGGCAACACGATCTAACTCTCGGCGGTTATTCTCGCGTGCGCTGGACGCCTGTTGCGTCCGAATACCACCGGCAATACCAGCGCCAATTTGCATTGCGCCAGCGCTAGCCATGTCGGATTGCGCTTGTGTTAATCTCCAGATTGCAGACGTGGCAACACCGGCATTTTGGGCCAGAAGTAGCAGATCGCCACCCAGAGCCGCCGTGACACCGGCATAAATGTCCGCCGAAGTAAGCCCAGCGCGGAACGATCCTTCTACCTCAAACATCTTGCCTACAAGCGCGGCGGCATGATCGTTGCTTTCTAGAAAAGCGCTGCCAAGTTCGTTGACGACTTGCCCAAGTTGTGACGTACCATCACCAACGCTGTAGGCCACAGCCGAGAGATATTCAAGGCGTGCCGCCTGTTCGTCGGTGAGTGTGCCGGTCGTCAGTAGCTCGTTGCCAAGCTCAAAAAGCTCGTCACGCGCCGCGGCTACCGCTGGTAGGAAATCCACGAAGCCAGCGCCGAAGTTGGCAGACGCCGCACCGAGTGCGTCAAATTCGGCAACAAGATTGCCTAGGTTAAGCGTGGGGGCAATGCTGGCGGCGGCCTCAAGTTGATCGAATGTAGCAAGCAGCGATTCAGTTAGTGCCGTACTCTCGAAAGATATCTGCTGCGGGTCGCTGAGTCCGCGTGCGATCATTTCGTCAATGGCGGCATTCATCTGTGTCCGCACAGATTGCATTTGTGCAGTGACGGACGCTATGCCTTCCGCCCCCAGGTTGGCGACTGCCTGCTTGGCGCGTGCAATTAGCGCCGCCTCTATCTGTTCGCTCTCCTGCGCAATAATATTGGTGGCAGCGTTATCAGACGCCTTAAAGGTTAACTTCTTAGTTGAAAAACCCTGTTGAAAATCCTCAAGAGCCAGCGCGCCCATAGGTGCGCCACCTATATCGGCGTACATGTCCCTGATTTCATTACGCGCACTGGCCGCGGCAGCTTCTAGTTCCTGCACCTGTGCCCTGGCCTCGCCTAGCGCCTTCTGGAGACCCATGTCAGGCATTTCACCGAATAGAGTATCGAGCGTCTGTGGCATTGCCTCAAGTTCGGCAATTATTTTTTTTACCTCAGCGATCTCTCTTTCTTTACTCGATACAATCTGTTTTTGGCTATCTATGCTGAGCTTTCCATCGTCTGATAAATCAGCAGCAAGACCAGCTAGCTCAGCCAACCTATTGAGTGGCACATTCAGGATTTCAGCCGTCAACCTATTGAAATTATCTTTCAGATTGACGATACTTGCATCGTATCGCTCAATAGCCGTGGCCGTACTTTCGGCAGCGTTACGGTTCGCCTCAATCGCTACAGCGCCTTGTTTGTATGCCTCTGCCAGCAGACCCTGCTTACGATCCGCTGTAGTCAGTTGGTCAGACGTTTTCCCGATTGAGTCAGCGTAATCCTCGTTCGCTTGGGTCACATTGATGATTAGCCCAAGGTTATCGAGAATCAATCGCGATTCACGCGCTAACCCAGTGGTAAGGAATTCCAGAGCCTGCGTGTCGCTGATCCCCTGCGCACGACCAAGCGCCGTGGATAACTCAATCAGTTGCGCATATTGTTCTGCCGTTTTCGCGACCTCAAATTGGATCGCACGGTTGGCATTGAGAATCAGATCGAAGTTTGAAATCGTGCCCGCGGACGCCTTGCGCGCTGCTGATATAAATGCTTCGGAGTTGCTGCCAATGCTCTTGGTATAACTATCGAGCACGTCGTTCAACTGCGTCAGAATCGCACCACGTCGCGCCGCGTCCTCGATTGCGCCGCCTAGCGCCTTGAGTGCTGTAATTGCCCCGCCCACCGCAAGGCCACCAGCCAACGCACCGCCCAGGCCAGCCAACGCACCGCCGCCAATGCCCGCGCCGCCTGCGTTACTGATGGGTGCCACCTTGATATCACTAGCCGCGGCCCCTGCTCGTTCCAGCTCCGCACGCAGTCGCTGCGCTTCTCCGGTGGCACGCTGGAGATGGGATGTGTCTATTTCGCCGGCTTTCACCTGTGCCGCTTTTTTCAGTTCATCGCCGTACAGCTTGGCTTGGTTGGTGGCAGATTTCAGCGAAGACGTATCAAGTTTGCCAACCGTGATCTTACGCAACTCCGATTCAAACGTGGCGCGAATATTCGCCGCCTGCCGTTTGGCGTCGGATGTGTTTATAGATACGCGATATATTAATTCTCTTGCCATTTAGTCACCGCGTAAACTCTCTGTCAACTTGCCCAAGCACGTATTCAATCGTGTCGATGATCCGCGCCTCGGACAACTCACCCAGTAGGCTGATGGGGCGTGCCGGCATCCTGGAAGTGCCGCGCTCGTGGAATAGTGCAATCCGTTCATCTGCGCTGCCTGCCTCAATCGTTAGGCCAGTGGCACTCTGCCAAATGCGCTCATGGTGGTTCGGCGCGCCACGGCTGACATAGCCAGCACGTAACCCGCCTGTACGTACAAGCGTTGGTCCAGAGCCAAAGCCCTGCCGTCGCCGGTCGGCGATCGTTGCCGCTGCCAGCCGTGCCCACGGACCCGCGCCCGATGATTGGCGCGTGAAATTGTCCTGAAAACCCTGCGTAATGGCGTCCGCGATTTTACGCGTGTTGCCGGATCCAGGGCGATTGATACGGTCAATCAGTTTTTCTAAATCATCGAAACGACTATTGGTCGTAAGTGTAATCATCGTTTCCCCCGTCTGCCTGGTGCCTTTGGCGTCTTCGGTACGGCGTCCCGTTCCTCACCGATTACCGATAAAATAAAAAGAAAGTCAGCTTGACGCACTGCCGGCATCTCGCTAACTTCCTG